CAATCAGCGAACATAATGTTCATAGATCGCCGAGCAGTTACCCCGTCATATCCTGTCCGATACTCTAATCCAGCAAGCTCATAGGCTTCTTCAATCGCATCTGCCGCGCTTAAAGTAAAGGTGCGTGTACCTGATGTAGCCATTAACCATACTTCTTGATAAGTTCTAGAACGATGACATAGCTATCGTTAGAGGACGCTCCAATAGTGGTCAGGTTTATATCTCCGGTTTTACCAGAACCTGATGTATTTTTGAGTCCTCCGAAAGAACTAAAGTCCATATGACCATTACTGTCTTGAGCTAATCCAAGAGCGATGGTGTCCGTCGTAGCATCAAATAAGAGCTGTACTTGCGTAAAACCAATAATTGAATGACTTACTTTTTCTATAAGCACGCTACTACAGGCAGTTCCGTCTTCTCTCGTTGCCAAACCACTAACATCAATCTTAGTTACGGCACTTTCGCCAGTACCGTCGCTAAGATTAGTTAGTTGTATGACAGCTTTGTGAGTACCATCGGAGATAGTAGTTGTTGTTACTGCATCTGCCATATCAATTTACTCCAGTATTAAGCGTCTGCAAACGGAGTAACGAGAGTACCTGATCCAAGGGTCAATCCTTCTACTGCGTATTTCGCACTAGCGATAGCTGTAACTCGGATAATACTTCCTGCAATACCGCCTTTAGTGCTACCGTTTAGCGTAATCACATCGTTAGAAGCACCAGAAATAAAGGTTTTACCAGTTGCATCGTCTACCCCTGTGTAAATTCCTCCAACGAACTTATCAGTGCCGTCTGTCAAAATATCCATGTCAGTAGCAGCAGTTACGACTATGAATGTGAATTGAGCACCTAGATTATTCGTTTGATCTGGGGCAGTCGGATCAGTGGGAGTAGTTGTAACAATTGAAGGCAACGTGAATTTGCCATCTGCATCATTACAAAGAAGAATTTTCCCCGCATGAGCTGCAACAGTTATTGTTGTGTCTGCGGTTAAACTAACTGTAGCGTTAGTTCCTGCGTTTATAAAACCCGCCAACGATCGGATTGGGCCAGCGAAAGTGGTCTGTGCCATTGTAGTTACCTCTTTACGAAAGGGTTCGTTTTAGTGTCTTCGTAAACGTCTGCTGAGCCAGTCACTAAAACTAATTTTTCTCAGATAAAGTGTTTATACAGGAGAAAAAGAAAAGGGGCAACAAGTGCCCCTTTCTTAGCAGTATTATGCAGCTCCTGGAGAACCGAAAATACCACGCCAGTCACTAAAGCCAAAACTATAACGTTCTCTGGCTTTATAACGAACGTTACCAGTTTCGAAGTCACCTTCCATACTGGTTGCTACTGGAGATCGAACAAAATGCTTCAGTCCGTTAGGAACATCAGTCGTCAGGAAGAAGGCATCAGTATCAGTTAGATAATGATTAACCGTGTATCCTTCAGGAACCATGCCCATGTTACGGATTGCATTAATATCGTTATCCGCAGTGCCTACTCGTCCTGGGGTTTCCAGAAGACGATCTGCAACGAATTGCAGTGCAGTAGGGATAATCAACTTTCTAGCTTGAGCATTGATCTTAAGACCACGCTCATCTTCGAAAGCTGCGATATCGATCAGCGCCTGTTCTAGTGAGGTTTCATTGAGGTCAGACGCAGTCGAAAGTTCGTTGCGTTGAGTCTCATTGCCCACAGTCGGGTGATCAGTTGCACAAAGCTCTTTACCATCACCACCAAGGAAAGAAGAACTAAACGCATTGTTCAACACGTTAGCGCCCTTAATGTTTTTGGTGGTCATCATAGAACGAGCTAGTGCTCGTGTATAACGTGATGACAAAGTATCATACAAATTGTCTTCAATAGCTTCTTCAGTCAAGCTGAAAGCCAACGCGACAGTTTCATGAGTATACCGTGCAGTGAAAGATTCTTGCGCAGTGTCATAAGTAACACCAGAACCTTCAAACTTGACAGGAGCCTCACCAAAACCAGTCAGCATTACCTCTTCTTCAAAAGCACGTTCTGAAGTTTCAGTTTCGAAGATTTCTTCGTACTCTGCTGAATAGCGATCATACTCTAAACCGAAAAGAGCATGAAGGCCAGGAACAAGCTCTTTTACGAGTTGCGCTCTATTAATAGCCATTAGTTACTCTCCTCAGACTATACAGCGAATACGTTAGTTGGGAACGTAAAGTATCCACGAGCATTAGCACCGATGCTATTGCTTGGGGAGTCTACGAACCTGTTCAACAACGCGATTCCGCTACTGGTTGTCGCTGTAACACCTTCTTTAGAACGGCCATTAGAAGTGCTTCCAGCAGTTGTGGAAATAGTGTACTTACTTCCGATGAAACTTACGGCAGGGGTACCCGCTGTAAATTGTGCTTCATACACGATACCTGGATCAGTATAGACATACGCTTCTGCGTCAGCACCACCTAGCGTAGCTACGTCTGCTGTCCACATGTTTGAGAATGTCGGAGAACCATCGGTCGCCGTGTAATAAACGCCAGCAAATACTCCACATGGAGTGCCTGTGGCGGTGCCTTGGATTACATACCCAGAAGAAAGGTTAACTACGTCTCCAGTAAATATGGAAGCGTTAGTACCACTTGCAATACGCAACTTCTGAGGACGAATCACGCCACCGTAAAGGTGGTAGGCTGGAGTGAACCCATTAGGGGCGTCAGTATTAGCCATGAGATTTTATCCTCTAAGGAAAATGATGAAATTAATCAGTAGTCGTTTCACGACTACCAAACTCTACTTTCGTGTTCCTTCGAATGTCGCTTTGTCTCAGAGGCATTCTAGGATCACTATCTCGCAGTAAATCATTGTCGACACCGCTAAGTTGTTCCGCAGTCTTACTGTTATAGTAATGATTACGTTCTTCAACGGTTTCTTCAGGAATTTTAGCGAGAATTAGACCACCAACACCTATTACGCCAGCGTGTTTACCGTCCTCAATCGTAGGAGCATCAAATTCAGGATGATCCTCCGCTCTTACAGGCTCGAATCCTTCACGAATACGTTTAGACATATTCGCTCTGTCATCGTGCCCACGGACTTCTGCACGAACCCATCTGTGCTTATAGCCAGCTGGGGCTTCGGGGGCGTCTAACATAGATGGCGGTTGCCAAGGTTTACGGCGAGCTGTCTTCGCTCGAGTTTCAGCAGATCTGGAGGTACGATCTGTCATTTTCATCTCCTATACAAATTTTGCGTACTCTTCAAGAGGCACACCTATTCTTTTAGCTATTGCTACTTGTGAAGGTGTGAGTTTCACATTGCGTGCTCCTTTTTTAACAGCGCCAGCACCTCGGCTGGCACCTGCTACAGAAGACTGCACGTTCTTTTTCCCTTCAGGGAATTTATTTGGAAAAAGTTCCCTAATCTCACTATCTACTCTTTCATAGTAGTAATCAGAACTAGGAGGAACCCCTTCCTTTAATAACTTTTGATGAATGCCCATAGCAGCATAGGTCATACCTTCATCTTCACCAAACCAACCGTTTTCTGAAGCCCATTTCTCTGCACGGGGATCAGGAGCGGCGGGTTGCACATTAGTTGCCTGTTGTTGAACAGGCTGCGGCTGTTGAGGAATAGACTTAACAGCTTTTTGTTTTGCAACTAATCTTTCGGCATTCTGCGCTTCTAAAGAAGTTTTAGCAACTGCTTCAGTAGCCAAAGCGATGGCTTCTGCGTCACCAAGTTCTTGAGCTTCTTTTAACGCTCGTCTAGCACGTTCTTTATCAGAAGCAATGCGAGCGGAATATTCCGCTACTAAAGTCTCATCTGAAGACTTTAATTTAGTTTGTAAGTTGTTAGTCTGTTCAGACATCTTTTTAGCAAACTGAATTGCTTCATCGCGTTGGCGTTCTGCCTCTCGCATGCGATAAGTGAGCTTATCAATACGTTTTTTAACTCCGTCGCTATAATCCTCTAATTCATCCGTTTGAGGAGCTTCGGGTTCTGCTGCACTTGTATCAAAGTCTTGTTGCGGTTCCTGCAACACATCAGCTTCACGAGGGTCTACTTCCTCATCAGGAAGTTCTAGTTCAATTTCTTGGGACTCAGCCATTTCAATCACCTTATTGCAGAATATCTTCTGGGTTATTTACAGTAGCTAAAATTTCATCATCGTTTAAGAGACGCATGTCTCCTCCATCAATATTGAACCTAGCTCCTGCATAGCGACCAAAAATTACCCAATCCCCTTCTTCGCACCAAGGGCCATCAGGAAATTTATCAGGGTCGGAATATGCATCTGGGCCTTTTCTTACGACTAAGCCCACAACAGTAGCTATACGCTCTTTATCAAGAGTTTGTTTAGCCATTAGAATGCCGCCTTTTGTTTTCTCTGGGGGAGAAAACGGGAGTATCAACAACCTATACCCCGTAGGGTTAGGTAGTTTTTCTGAATGCGTTTCATAGTTTTCAGAGGTTATTGCCTCTTTTTGAGGTTCCAAAGGCGTATCAGAACCAAAATTTAAAACACGTTCAGGGGTAGGTTTCTCTCCCGAAGTTATCGTTGAGAGGTCTACTTCTTCAGTCATCTTCGACATCTTCCATCCTTCCATGCAGGGCGGTTATCTCTTGTTCAGCGAAATTAAGCCCTGAAATTTCACCAACAATACGTTGGTACTGAACAAAGTCTTGTGCGCCACCAGTGGCGAGTGTCTGCTTGAGATCCTCTTGTCTCTCCCGCAGATTGCGGAGTAAATACTCCGAATACTTTATGAAATCCATCAGTTAACGTAACTAATAAAATCCAATCCTTTAGTAGCCGCGCCAGTACCTTTGGTCTTGACTTTCTTTCCAGGGATACTAATTTTCTTTTCAGCTAAAACAGTCGCCTTCGCAAAACCCTCGTTAGAGGGTTCTGGGATAGAAGGCTGAACACCTGCCTTTTGAGTTTTAGGAGACGGATAAGGCATTTCCGTTGATCTAAAGTTTCTCATTTTTTACTCTTACTACGAGAACGAGTTGAACCACCGCGCTTCATTTTCATCGGCATTTTCTTGGCGCTTTTACCACCGATACCCATTTTCTTAGGCATCTTTTTATTTGTTTTGCGTCCTGGCATTTTAATCTCCTTCAGCATACAAGTTGTTAAACGTAATGTTCGGATCCATGTAGCTATCGTCAATCTCTGCGCTATGCACATGCTGACTGGGATAAAAGTCTGGTGCTCCAGAACCTGTCTCCCATAATGCTGGATTGGTCGCTCTTACACGATTATTAGGCAACGCTACAATGTTGCCTGTCCATTTCCCAGCATCTGTAAGTTGTATCAAATGACTTTGTTTATGTTGTGCAGGATCGTC